CGTTCGTCCATTTACTAAAAGCGTTACAGATAATGAGTTAGTTGATAGCGACTTAATTATTAGAGTCTATGATGAATTAAAAAAATTAATAGCACTAGAAAAAGCAAAAAAAGCATTAAAAAAATTAATAGCACTAGAAAAAGCAAAAAAAGCAAAAAACACAGGTCTAGGTCTTCGTAAAACATTACGTAATAAAGGAAAAAAAGGTAAAAAAGATAAAAAACTAAAAAGCAAAAAAGCAAAAAAGCCATAAAAAACCAAAAAAAATACTACGCTAAGAACCTTGGAAATAAGTTTTATTACTCAAGCATAACTGTTTTTTGACACCTAGGAAGTTTAACCTTGGTAAGCTTTTCAATACTAGCAATTTGCGCATTATTAGGTGCTTCTTTATTTGCTTCCCATCGCGCCAACATTTGTGGAGCTACTCCAATAAGCGCAGCAAATTGCTTTTGATTTTTTAATTGAGTTAATCTGGCCTGAGATATTAATTGTCCTAGCTGTTTAGGAGCCTCATTAACTATAGTTTCAGGAACATGTTGTTTCTTAAAAGCAACCTTTTTAGTATTAGTGCTTGGTATAGCACTAGTAAATTTAATGCTATTCCAATCTTGATGTTGAATCATATTTTTACTTTATAATATATATATATTATAACATTAAAACAATTCAATTTTATAAAATATATTTTATAGTTTATACTATATATTTTATAATATTAATATATAGAACTAATATGGCAAGTAGATTTGCTAAGATGATACAAACTATAATTTTTATTATATTTGCGGTTCTACTAAGTATAATAATTTTAAGCTACTTTAACATTAATATGACATCAAATGAGCCATCAAAATTAAACAGATTTGCTGTTTATGAAGGGTATGAAGAGCATAGAAAGAGTATGGAGAATTTAAAGAATAAAGACAATAGAGCTAATCTAATCATACAATAAATAATAGACTATAAATTATTTATTATTTTTAAAAATTGAAATATAAAACTATTATATTTAAATACTATAATATAATAGTTTACTATGATTATTCCAGTTAAATGTTTCACATGCGGCAAAGTATTAGGTAATAAATATAGATATTATCAACGCGAAGTTCAAAAACGAAAAATTGATAAATCACTCGAAGTTGACAAAGTAGTATATTTAACAAAAGATTTTATGGATAAAACACCAGAAGGCGAAGTGCTTGATTTACTTAATTTAAAAAAAAGTTGTTGCCGACGACATATGATTACGCATGTTGATATTGAATAATATACTAGCTTATAATGTATTAAGCTACTTTCTGTACTATCTTTTCATAGTAGTCCTGCTTTTTCCTTTTTTTTCCATTTTCATCATATATAGAAATTTGTAATTGTTCTGCTATTTTTATTAAATCGTCCAGCTTATAACTTGAAAACGCTTTTAATGGTTTTTCAATATTTTCAATATGAAAATAACTAGATAAATAACTTTGTAATTCTTCTTCACTTATTGAACCATTTAGTAACTCAAGATCAAAATTATTAAACTGCGCACTCATTTTTTCATTTGATAGTTGCAAGACTTTATAATTTTGTAAATTATAAGCTTTTTCATCATTATTACAACATAAAACACAATAACTATTATTGGAACGTAAAATTATTACATTAATTAGATGTAATATACATAAGGCATGAAATGTTTTAAAACTGATTTTTTCATTATTTGTTAAATCGTCTTCTACAAATGACTTACTTATTTTGAAGTGTTTTAAAATATTTTTTTGGCTTCGCAATTTTTCAACAATACCAAATTTAAAGTCTTTCATAACACTAAAAGAATTTAGTGTTTCTAAATCACTATCATCAAAATTATTAATTAGCTTGTAAAATAACCAAAATAATTTATCCTGAAAATTTTTATGATTAGTGATCTTAAATGGTTCGTAATATTTACTATATTTTTTACTATAATCTACTTTAACTCTACTTAGCGGAATATTGGGAATGATAGACATTTGATATTTTTTATTATAAGTTGCTGAAGTTGCTGAACTCGTTAAACTCGTTGAATTTGTTGAACTATCTGTTGTTATAACATTCATTATGTTATTGGACGCATTTGCATTTAAGCCATATAACATATAGCATTCCATATCCTCTAATTTAATAGGCGCACTTAATAGCTGTTTAGTGCACAACATTACTTACAATATTACTAACGTTATCTTTATTATCTTTAAAATAGATTGTTTCCAAATCCTTTTTCAATTTTTCATCTTTATTAATATATGTTTCTTGTTTTTTAACAAAATTAATATAGCTTAATATAGAGTTGTATGTAGTGATTGATATTTTATTAAGATTTACAAAAATGCCATTATTATTTTCATTTAAATATATATTGCTTAATTTTAATATTTTGGCTATTTCAATATGATGTATTTTATCAAGAGGTTCAATAGTTTTACATAATTTATCTAATTCATTGGGGTGTATGTTATTTTCTTCAATTGACTCCATTCTAATAGTATGTCTTTAAATAGCTTTAAATAGTATTATATTAGGTACATAATTTTATAATTTTATAATTTATTTATATATTATAAAATTAGATGTGTTGGAATGAAACAGTATCATTAAATACTTTTTTATTTAGTTTATTTGGAACTACCTTTGCTTATTTTAACAACGTTATTTATATATATAGCTATTTATATCTTATTTCATTTATATCAATACAGTTATTAGAATATTTTGCTTGGAAACATTTGAATAATAAAAAAATAAATAGATTGCTATCACAACTAGGATTATTTTTAATAGCACTACAACCTATTTTATTTATATTAGCAATACCTAATATAGAGAACACCGTAACAACACCAGTAATCGCATTATATATACTATTTTGCTTTGGTTGTATTCTTTATTTTCCAATTGATTTTTCAATGACAAAAGCATCAAACGGTCATTTAGCTTGGAATTGGTTAAACTTTCCACCATATATTGTTTTAACATGGGTAATATTTATATTCATATTATTACTATATGCAAAAAGCTATTTTAGATTTATTTTTTATACACTGCTGTTTATTGCAATTTATTATACTTATTACAAAACTAATACATGGGGGTCTTTATGGTGTTGGATAGCAAATATAACAACAATATATTTAATAATCAATGTGTTTTTTAAATCAAGTATACCAAATTATTTAGTAATTAATGATAAAGCTTAAAACTAAGCAATATTATATTTTATAATTTATATATAATAAATTTATATGTGTTGGAATGAAGCAGTATCGTTAAATACTTTTTTATTTAGTTTATTTGGAATTAGTTTTGCGTATTTTAATACTATAATCACTGGCTATGAGTATTTATATCTTATTTCATTTATTTCAATGCAATTATTAGAATATTTTACTTGGAAACATTTGAATAATAAAAAAATAAATAGATTGCTATCACAGCTAGGATTATTTTTAATAGCACTACAACCTATTTTATATATATTACAACCAAATATAGATAATACCGTACCAACACTACTAATCGGATTATATATAATATTTTGCTTTGTTTGTATTCTTTATTTTCCAATTGATTTTTCAATGACAAAAGCACCAAACGGTCATCTGGCTTGGAATTGGTTAAACTTTCCACCATATATTATTATAACATGGGTAATATTTCTTTCAGTAATATTATTGTATATTAAAAAATATATTATATTTATCATACAAGTATCATTATTTCTTGCTATTTATTATACTTATTACAAAACTAATACATGGGGATCTTTATGGTGTTGGATAGCAAATTCACTTTCTGTATTTTATATAATACGAACATTTTTTAAATCAAGTATACCAAATTATTTATTAACTAATGATAAAGTTTAAAACTAAGCAACATTATATTTTATAATTTCTATATATATTATAAATTTAGATGTGTTGGAATGAAACAGTATCATTAAATACTTTTTTATTTAGTTTATTTGGAATAAACTTTGCTTATTTTAATAATGTAATAAATGGATATGAGTATTTATTTTATTATTCGTTTATTTCAATCCAATTAGTAGAATATTTTACTTGGAAATATTTGAATAATAAAAAAATAAATAGATTATTATCACAGCTAGGATTATTTTTAATAGCACTGCAACCAATTTTATTTATATTAATACCAAATAATGTTAAATTCAATGTAAAAGCATCATTAATAATATTATATATAATATTTTTCTTCAGTTCTGGTATTTTATTAAATGTTAATTTTTCGATGACAAAAGCATCTAACGGTCATTTGGCATGGCATTGGTTAAACGTGCCACCACTATATAGTTTTACATGGTTAACATTTATTTTAGTAATATTATTGTATATTAAAAAATATATTCTATGCGCTATACATGTAATAGTTTTTATTGCAATTTATTATACTTATTATAAAACTAATACATGGGGGTCTTTATGGTGTTGGATAGCAAATATAATGGCTGTATTTTTAATAGTTCGAACATTTTTTAAATCAAGTATACCAAGTTATTTAGTAATTAATGAGAAAGTCTAAAACTAAGCAATATTTTTTTTTACTTTTTGACCGCTTTTTTTTGTTTTTAACTTAATTTTAGTTTCCCCACCAGTTTGCTCTAGAGCAGAATCCAATGTGTCTTCAACTTCTAATCCATAATCGCCTTCTAGCTCTTTTTTTAGTGTTCCATAGTTATTAATAGCAATTAACTCAGCAATTACACTAATAAATTTATCATTTAATTCATAACGCTGTCCTAATACTCTAACTTGTAACATATCATTTTCTTTGATTTGTGAAAACATTTCATTATTATAATGATGATCGCGTGCTATAAAAATAATATATGGACTAATATTATCATCGGTTACTAGTTCAGCGCGCACACCAACTTTTGTAATAGATTTTGCCTCACAATTTAATATCATAGACTCTACTGGATTTGTAATCAAACACTCAAATACGCATTCAAACACTAATTTATTTGAAAATAATTCTCCACCTGAATATGTTAACAATTTCACACTATTATTTTTAACATAACCATCTTTAATACATTTTCCTTCATTAAATTGTTTTAATCTAACTTCTAATGTGTTAAATAAATCAGAATTTACCTCATTATAATTTAAGACAATTTTTTGCGTCAATAATGAACTAATATATATATGTAAATTAGTGCTAGAATTTTTACTAGTCAATGATTTACCAGTCAATGATTTACCAGTTAACGAATATTTTTTGTTTACTGATTTAGACATCTTGGTATATAATAAGATTTTTATATTTAATATTTATTCAATTATATATATTATTAAATTTTTATATATACAAAATAACAAAATAATAAAATAATAAAATAACAAAATAACAAAATAACAAAATAACAAAATAAATTAGCTAAAGTTGTTAATTAATGATTGAACTAAGTTGAAAAACCAACGCTTATTATCTTTTTTAATTAAATCATAATATCTAAAATAGATTTCCAAAGCATTACAAAAAGCAATTTGATTATATTTTTTTAATTTTTCAATAATATTATTAGAAACTCCAATAGCAACAAATATTTTTTCACTATGTGCTTTTCCTGCTTGACTACAGCGAGCTCCTTTGTTTGTGCCGCTTTTTATTTTGAAATATGTAATATATTCTTGTTTATTTTTTTCTGCCAACGCCAAAAACCCGAGAGACTGTGCCAAGTCTAGTGACGCAACCTTTTTCATAGTAATAGTTTCAGCAAAATCATCATAGTCTTCATATTGTCCTAATGTTAATAACATATTAGAACCACTAATATGAGGAACTTTACTTTTTGTTATTATGTATAATGTATAATTTTTAAACTCGCTTTTTTGTGGTACTATTAGTGCGCGCAATTTACCATTAATAGACGTTATAAAATGTTCCTCATAATAACTTGCTAATTTGCTTTCAAAGTTTGAAAGTCCCTTTAAATCATAACCATTATTTAATAAATAATTCACTAACAAAGTAGTTTTTTCACTATTCAAATCATCTAGTAAAATAGCAATTGCTAATTTTTGTATGCTATTAGAGTCTAAAACCGATTCTTCTTCTAATAATTTAATAATTGACCCATAATGTATATATTTATTATCATCTATTGATTGATTTGTTTGTATGTTAGTAATATAATTATAATTTATTTCAAGTTCAATAATTAGCGATTTTACATTATCAATAAGTTCAATTGATAAATAGTCATTATCAAACAATGTAAAATTTATTTTAGTTTTTACAACTTTTGTTTTCACGGGCTCGGGCTTTAACGACTTTTCAACTTCGGTTTTGTCTACATATACTGGTTTTGCTTTATCATCAAATACATCAAATGTTTCGGGAAGATCAAATGCTATTCCGTCAGGCTTAGCCTGTATTGGATTAGACCTTTCAAAAATAGTAGCATCATTATTTAATTGTGACGGTTGAAAAATGTAAAGATGTTCAACATTTATTAATTTCCCTAATGTATTATATTTATCTGTTATATAGCTATTTTCATTATTTACTAACTGATCCAAAGCATTATTTATATGATTTGTTGAATAATTATTAAAACTAGTTAAATAACTAATAATATATTCTTTAGTATAAAAATATTTCTCTTTAAACAAATCTCTAATAAGTTTCACTATTGCTTCATTGTTGGTTTGTAAAAAAAATTCATTATAAGAAGAATTATTTTCTTCTATGTCTCCTGTTAATCCCATTTTTGTTTTATAGTCTTCTAATTCTGGCTTACATTTATAACTACATTCAGCCATATAATCACATAATGGACTATATGATTTATCACCGATGCTATAACTAATTGAAGCATTATTTGAAAGTGTTAGTGTTATTTTTTTATTAAGTAGTTTTTCATCAAATTTTTGTTGTTCATAATTTAGCATACAATCAATAGAATGTTCTTTTAGTATTCGGCTAATAGCACCAATAACTTTTGCTTTTGCTTCTGCTTTTCTATAAATTAGTAAATCAACCGACTCATTATTATTATGCAATAATGTACCATGCATAAATATTTGCACGTTTCGTTCCTTTAACGGCATATTTTTATGACTACACGTTCTTATTGCTCGTCCAATAATTTGCTCTATTCTATTTATATTAAACCAAGGTTCTAAAATATGAACTTGCCTAATAAATTTTAAGTCAATACCTTCACTTCCCGCAGCTGAAAGCAGAATAACCTTAACATTTTTACCATCACTATTATTTGAGTCTGTTGCTGCCTTTAAATCACCAACAACATCAGGGGATAAATTCTCATTACCACTAATAATAATATATTTGGCACCATGAAATTTTGATCCAATGCCTAATTCAGACTTTTTCTTATAACTAACTATATCTAATTCTTCGCTTTGAGGTGTTAAAAAAAGTGACTTATTAGTTCCATATCTTGTAAATCCAATAGACTCCAATGTTAAGGCAATTGGAATCAATCCAGCATCAATAAATTGTGAATATACAATAATAGGCCCATTGCTATGTATAATAGAGTCTATTATTGATTTAATTTTGTAACTATACTTACCAATGTTATTAATATCAAAAATGTTGGGACTAGAGCTAGCTCTATAACTATAGTTGTGCCTTGATTTGGGAGCATAACTTTCTTGGTAGCTCATAAGATTATTAATGCCTGCTTTACCAACGACCTCTTTAATAGGAAACAAAGTATTTATTTCTTCTAAGTTAAGTGTTTCTAATAGTTGTGTAATGTTGTGCTCATTATAAGCCAATTTTTCTTCAAAATACGATTCTAATTTGCTATTTGGAAATACAATATTTAATGCTTCTAATGGTTTTTGTAATAATGTATAACCAAAGGAGTCCATATTATTTAGTTTGTCTTCATCAAATTTTGACATATTATTTTTTAGTATAATATTATATACAAATTCTTGATATGGAGAGATGCCTTCATTTATATATATATCAAATAGTTCTATTGATTGTGTTAATGGACTAGCGTTAATTTTAAATTGCGGATAAGTCTTTGTTTTTATACTATTAGCTGGAGCAAAATCATTTGGTAAAATTCTAAAAGGAAAACTTAAAGGATTATCCCCTTTAACATAACTAACATATCCATTTATTTTTCGCTTAAATAATTGTAATCCGACTTCTTCGCCTTTGCTATTAACTAAAAAAGAACCATCGCTATTAAATATATCTTTAATATCTACAATGCTACGCCGATCATTCATATTTAATATGTTTATCAAAAATATAATTTCTTTATAATCATTAAACATAGGTGTTGCTGATAGAAATAATAATTTTAAATTATTAACATTTTTAACAAGCTTGAGCAATTCGTTTGAAACCAGCTTGTTAGTATTGTCTTTAGATTGCCTTATATTATGAAATTCATCAATTATTATTAATCTATTGTCAAAGAATTTCTGTAATCGTTCTGCCATCTTCTTTTTTTGTGTGTTATCTAATGTAGTACTAGGATTTGAAGGATTTGAAGGATTTGAAGGATTTGAAGGATTTGAAGGATTTGAAGGATTTGAAGGATTAGATTTCTTTATTATTAGATTTGCAAACTGCGTATAGCCCATAAATAAATAATAATTATTTATTATGTTTGTCATAATTTTTACTACTTTCTCGCGTGTTAAATTTTTATGCGTGCTATTAATCTCATCCAATATGCTTTGACCAGCACAATTATTAATAGTCCAGTTACTATTTTTATATTCTAGTTTTCGTTCATCAAATAACTGTAAATAGAAATTTTCTTGGACGTTTGGAGAGGCTACTATTATAATTCGTTCATTATAACCCATATATTTTAAATATTTTCTTGTTTCTTCCGCAACACCTATTGCTGAACAAGTTTTGCCCGTGCCTAGTCCATGATAAAGTAACAAGCCATTATATGGTGTATTTGATGATAAAAAATTTTTTATGAATTTTTGATATGGCGCTAGCTCAAAATCCTTATCGCATATTTCATTGCTTAATTTTTCAAAATCAGAATCTAAATTTACTTGTAATTTATTTTCGGCAAATTCTTTTTTATATGCTATTTTTATATTGAAAAATTCATCATCTAAATGTGGATATAAGAATTTATAATTTTTATCAAAAGAATCATTTAATTCTTTCATATTTAATAACTCAATTGCGTTTAAAAAATATTTTGTATCATTCTTGGTTTTAACATTTTGTTCTAGCTCTACTAATTCACTTTTATCTAAGCTTAATTTATTCATATTTTCTTGAAACATTTGCGCCAATTTTAAATTATTGGTTTTCATTTTAGTTTTAATATAAGGTTGTCTATTATAACTACTCAAGTCTTCATCTTCTTCATCCAAGTCTTCGTCTTCCAAATCTTCGTCGTCTAAGTCTTCATCGTCTAAGTCTTCGTCGTCTAAGTCTTCGTCGTCCAAGTCTTCGTCGTCCAAGTCTTCGTCTGTGTCTTCTTCTTCCTTTTTACCAGCTCCTTCATCCATTTCTTCGTCTTCTGATTCCTCGTCTTCGTCTTCTGATTCCTCGTCTTCGTCTTCTGATTCCTCGTCTTCGTCTTCTGATTCTGCCTCTTCTATTGGCTCTGGCTCTTCTATTGGCTCTGCCTCTTCTATTGGCTCTGCCTCTGGCTCTTCTATTGGTTCTGGCTGTTCTATTGGCTCTGCCTCTTCTATTGGTTCTGCCTTTTCCATTGGTTCTATTGGCTCTTCTATTGGTTCTTCCATTGGTTCTATTGATTCTTCTTCTTGTAAATCATTAATAACGTCTTTATTAGGTTCTGCTTCTTCAGAAACATTCATATTATATATATAATCTATATGTTTTTAATAATTTATTTAAATCATTTATTATATTTGTTTTTTCATAGTTATAATCTCTAATATAACTATGTACGTCATCAATAGGAACCCACTTTATTTCGCTAATTTCGTAAATTTGAAAGTTAGCTAATGGAATAGTATTATTACTAATAATACCAATAAAATATTTGTGTTTATAGGATTTATAATTTGATCCTGTAAAAATTTCTTCAAATGGAACAATATTATTAAAAATTTCAATATCACTTTTTTTATATCCTGTTTCTTCTTCAAATTCTCGTAGTCCACACACAATATCTTTTTCGTGATAATTGCGGCGGCCTTTTGGAAATCCCCATTCAGGTTCGCTATACTTTTTATCACATAAATCTACCAAATCTTTTAAATTGTAACTTTCTAAAATATTTGTAAAGCCAAATTTTAATTTGTTGAATTTTATTTTTGACAACTTTTCTTCATTTCTGTATAAATTATTTGTATTATAATTCCATAAATAACTCCATATTGTGTCAAAATCATTGTCTAGCAAATAACTTCTCTCATTTATGCTCATATTATTTAATAAATTTAAAATATAATTTTTGTCTTCCATAATATATTTACCTCTCATAAAATCTATAAAGGCCAAGCTGTCTTTTCGCTTTATTATTAATAGTTCAATAACATTTTCAATAACTTGTAAATCAAGATTAAACTTTTTAACTATTCGTAACGGAATAATTCCAATACTTGTTATAGGAACACGACAATTATGAAATAAATGTCCCAATTTGCCACAGTTGTTGCAAAATACTTGCTTCTTAATATTCATAATTAACGTAAATAGTAAGTTAATCTATTAACGTGTTATTGTTTTATATTTATTTAAAATACACATTTAATGGGTTTTATGGTAAAAACACGCAATAGTTTTATTAATGTTATTTATAAGTTATGTCAAATAATAATATGTCAAATAATAATGTATTAAATCCAATAATATGGGGACCACATTATTGGTTTGTTTTATATACAATTGCCTTAAGCTATCCTAATAATAGCAATGATTCAACCAAAAAGAAATATTATGATTTTATAACAAATTTACCGTTGTTTTTACCAATTAGTGACATTGGTAATGTATTTAGTAAATTTTTAGATGCTTATCCTGTTACACCATATTTAGACTCTCGTGAGTCATTTGTAAAATGGGTGCATTTTATACATAATAAAATAAATATTTATTTAGGAAAACCAGAAATAACTTATTATGACGCAATGAATAAATATTATGAAAACTATAAAATTAAGGAGCTAAAAAAATATGAAGAAAGCAGAAATAAGCAAAAATACATTTTTGGGAGCTTAGTCGTGGTGTTAGTATTAGTAATAATTGGACTCACTATTAACTTTAAATAATAGTTTTTTTATCATAAATTTTTTATCATAAATTTTTCATCATAAATTTTTAACATATAATTATATTAATATATTTATTATATTTACTATAATTAATATATTAATATAATTATTAATAATAAATATGAAATTTGAATTGCTCATATTAACTATAACGGGTTTTGTATTGCTTAATACATACTTTGAAGGTAAATTACTAGCTAAACTTAAAAATTATGAAAAATATTATAAAATGGGACTAATCGCTTTTGTTGGACTATGTATATATTTATTTATAAAGAAAAATCCCACAAACTATAAAGATTTTGTAGTTAATACAAATGGTTACATTAAATATTTACCAATAGATAGAAACACAGCTAGTATTATAACTCCAATTATTGATTTTACATCTAAATCAATAAGTAATGAATTAAATAACAATTATAATTTTAGTGCTGGAACAAACTATAGAGAGTCTCAACATTTACAAAAGTCAATAAATGCGAATTATAATAATATGACAAAGCAGCAACAAAAAATATTACAATCTGGCAATAATTCAACAAAAAGAAGTGTAAGTGAAACCAAAAAGAAGTTTGTAGCGGCTTCACAAAATTGGCATTGTAAAAGTTGCCAAAAACAGTTGCCTGCATGGTTTGAAGTAGACCATGTTATGAAACTAGAATATGGAGGATCTAATGCTATTGACAATTTAGTAGCTTTGTGCAGAGATTGTCATGGAAAAAAAACAGCATATGAAAATTTGTAACAGTGGTTATGCAAACTTTATGTAACAAATTTATAACAGTGAATAATATAAATTAATAAATTTATATTATTAATATTATCTAATAATGACACAATTATTAAAAACAAGTTTTAATAAAATTAGTGAATATTCAGATAAAACAGTAAATTTCTTAAAAAATAGTATAAGCATTTCAACAGATGTGTTAATTAATGGAATAAAATTCAAAAAAACAGACTCTGTCGACTATGAATATTTTTACTATAGATACATTAACGGGTTAGTCATTTTACTAGTATTTGGTCTAGTATATTATTTAAATAGTTATTACAATACATTTGGAATAAAAAATACACCTTATGAAATATTAGGAGCAATAGTATTGTTAGGCGTTGGAGTCCTTTATTTTCTGTTTCTAGTATTTAGAAATAATAATAATAATAAGATTAATCCAAATGAGAGACTTGCAATAGTTAGGGATAACGGTGATAAGGAGTTAACTTCATCAGGTTACGATGCTATTAGTTATAATATAGATAATACAAAAATTCAAACCACATATTTAAAACCATTAAGAATTTTATTCTTGTATATTGGGCTATTATTATTTATACTAATAAGTATTATATACATAATCAACTATGTGCTATATTCACAAAAAAATACTAATTCGTTTAGTATTACACAATCAATAATAAGTATAACAATTGTAGTTGTTGTATTAACAATTTTTGCCGCACTATTTTCAATAAAAACACACGGTTCAGATGACTCTTGTGAATACAGTGATACAAGTAAGTCTCTCTTTATTTATGATTACATTTGTATTATCAAAAAAACTATATTCTTTATACCTTGTTTGTTATTAATTGTTATTGATGAAATTAATAAAGATATTAAACTAACACCCAGTCCCGTATATTTATTACTTTTTATACTATTACTACTAATAACACTACTATTTGTATTGCCATTCTTATTTAAATATTTTAGAACACTTAACAAAAGCAGCCTATTAAAAGGAACAGACCCTTATTATTTAAATGAAAAAAAGGTTATTGGTATATATCAAAATCTTAACAAAAATGTTAATTCTACTATTGATATTCCAATACCTAAAACTGATAGCACAAGCAATCCTATTATAACAAATCCTATAGACGCGTTATTAAGTACATTAAATTTAAATAAGCAAGAAAATACATTATTTAAAGCACTTGATAGTTCAACAGAAATAGCTCCCGAATCTAAAGATATAACTAACCAAACAAAAGACAATATAAGCGACACAAAAGGTTATAATTTTAAATTATTGAAAAATGATTATAATGGAATATATAATATAAAAACAAGTTTTTATGATCCACCCAAAGCTATAAACAAATTTCCATACAATTATACATATAGTATAAGTTTTTATGTTTATATAAATCCACAACCAACAAATACATCAATAGCTTATAATAAAGATACTGAAATATTTAATTATGCTTATAAACCAGTAATATATTATAATGGAAAATCACAATCCATCATTGTTAGATCTAGAACACTTAATAATAAAGGAGACCAGTTAGATACTATATATGAAGGAAAAAATATAAAACATCAAAAATGGTTGTTTTTTGTTATTAATTATTCCAATAATAATATAGATGTTTTTATAGATGGTAAATTAGTCGGTACAAAAAAAGATATAACCCCATATTTTAAAGGCGATAAAGTAACAATAGGAGAAAATGAAGGAATACATGGAAGTATTAAAGAAATAAACTATTATAGTGAAATAACAAGTCCACTAACAATTGAGTTATTGTATAATTTAACAAATAACAAATAAGATTTTACATTTAAGATTTTACATTTAAGATTTTACATTTAAGATTTTACATTTAAGATTTTACATTTAAGATTTTATATTTAAGATTTATAATATTTTAATATTTTAATATTATAATATGGGCATATTTAATATTATTATTGTAATAATCTTGATTATTGTGGTAATATGGGGCCTTCGCAATCTATTTTTCAAAACAAATATAATTTATGATGTTATGTGTGATGCTGCCGCACCAGTAGAACTACAAAGTACAGTAAATTCATTGTTTGTATCAAATACTAATGTAATAATGGCAAAAGATATTCCAGAAAATAGCTCATCAAATTTTACATTAAGTGTATGGTTTTACATAGATAATTGGGGCAATAATATATCAAACGAAAAAAATGTCTTATATATGGCTGTTGATTCAAAAGCACCAACATTACCAGAACTAGCTTCAATGTTAAGTGGACTAAGCACTAAAGTTGAAAAAGATATTAGTTTAAACCAAATTAAACCTAAAAATATAAATATTGCTTTAGATAAATACGAAAATAATTTAATAATTGATATTGAAACATATTTAGATAATAATGTATCGGGTAGAGCAAGAAGTGCTTTAGTTAATAGAAGAAATTACACAAGATATAAAATACCAAATATATCAGTTCAAAAATGGAATAATTTAACATTAAGTGTTGACACAAGAACATTAGATGTATATTTAGATGGAAAGTTACGAAATTCATTTATAATGCATGGATTATATAATAATTTTTATAGCACAAGTGAGAAAAAAAATATATATATAGGAAATATGGCTCAAGGCACAGGCGCAGCAAATAATGAAGGTCTTAACAGTGGCTTCGAAGGCTTTATTACGCGAATTCGATATGAAAATGATTCTATAAATCCACAAGAAGCATACAATATTTATAAAGAAGGCATTGATAAATCATTAGCAAAATCATTATTTAATAAATATAGATTAAAAGTAAGCTTTTTAGAGTATAATACAGAAAAAGGCAGTTTTGAAATATAATTTATATAATTTATATAATATTATATATTAATATTATGAATCCTCCAGAAAGTATATTTACTAATATTTCAAAAAATATTAATGCAGCTATTCCATATACTGCCGAATCAAGATTAAAATCGGCAAATGATTTTTTATCATCAAATACAATGATAGCAAAAATTACATTTTTATTGGCAATAATAATTATTTTTTCTTTATTATTTTATGTTGGAAGTAAATTATTATATTACTTTTTTTCACCATCAGAAACACCATTTTTAATATATGGATTAAAAGATGGAACAGAAGGAGTAACTATTACACAGTCTTTAGGCGAAAAAGCATCAATTCCTATTTTGCGCAGTATTAACGAATATGAAGGAATAGAATTTTCTTACGCATTTTGGATACATGTTAATGATACAAATTATAAAGAAACAATTGACTTTAAACACGTTTTCAATAAAGGATCTTCACCAAATTCACAAGGGGAAGGAGGAACAGGAATATTTGGTCCAAACAATTGTCCGGGCGTATATTTATATAATGGTAAAAAAAATATTAGCGATAATTTGTTAGATAAGTTCCCCCTTTTAGGAATGTTAGTTAGAGTAAATGTTTTTCATAATAATGAAAATAATAATAATACATATTATGATGACATATATGTAGATGGTATTCCTATAAAAAAATGGGTATGTGTAGTAATTAGAACTACAGCGCAAAATGTAGTTGATATTTACATAAATGGTAATTTAACAAAACGTCATAAATTATCAAATATTATTAAACAAAACTATGATAATTTATATGTTAATTATAATGGAGGATTTGATGGTGCTATTTCTAATTTAAAATATTATAATTATGCTATAGGAACTTTCGAAATAAATTCAATAATGTATAAAGGTCCAAATCTTAAATCAAGCAAAGAAAGTAAGCTTAGCGATACAAAAGCAGATTATTTATCAACAAATTGGTATTTTAATAATACTGATATAATATCATAAATTTATAAATATTATAATATTATAATGTCATAAATTTATAAATATTATAATATTATAATGTTATAAATTTATAAATATTATAATGTTATTTCTAATTATATGGTGCTTAGTTTCAACCCACAGATCCGGGACAACTATATTATTTTGACACAAAATAAAATAAACAATGTTAATGATGGAGCAAAAATTTTAATAAGAACAAAAGTCACAAATCCTAATACAAGAAATAATACACATTCTTTATTGTCTGGTTTATCTAACTATACTAATATAATAATATTAAACTACAATTCAAAGGCTATTAACGATTCCACTTCAGTAAGTAATTGTTTTTTAACATTAAATAATATTAAAAATAACATAAAATTCATTTTTACTGATAACAACAAATTTGGTAAAATATTATTTATTAAAAATACTGATATAAGCAATAATTATATACAAGAAAAAAATTATTTAGTAGAAAACATCACAACTACTAATGTAAAAAAATTTTTTAATTTAAATTATTATTTTAATATTCAGACTAATAGTGTTATTAATCCTAATTCTAATTATTATAAACTAAATATAAAAGACTATATATCAAAAGATTTTAGTAGTAATTTTTTTACCACAGGAGCAGAGTCTGATATATGTTATAATGGTTTAATATGTAAAATTAAAACTATAACACCATCTGATGCCTCTAGTAATTTATATAGAGATACTAGTCTCAATACTTTTACTAGATTTAGTGATATTTCTGATATAACATCATTAACACAAATCACTAGCTCTTCGTTTTTTAGTATATATAATAATATATATAAAAAGGACACTATTAATAATAATAATA